CCTTTGTTTTCATGAAGAAAGTTGTAGTCTGCTTCTGAACCTATTACTTGCATAAACTCAGAAACTCCGTCAAAAAAACCTATGTTTTTGCCAAGAGTAATATTAGATATTAATGATGGTCTATTGGTTCCTGAAGACGTAAATACACCTCCGTTCAAACCTTTAGACGTAATAGAGTCAATTAAACCTCCTGTGTCTGAAATAGTCGATAAGTCGTTAAAATCCCAATCATCATAATAATTAGCTCCGAATATTGAAGCGAATGATAATCCTCCACCTCCACCAATTGAGGTGCTTAGTATTTGATTGGATATGGAATTAGATAACCCTCCCATATTACCAAAGAGCTACGATATCCGAAGCTGCTGTATTTGTTGAGAATACTCTAAGAACTTGAACTGGTAAGAATTGACCATCTGCTACATTAGCAAAAATAACGTCGTCTCCTCCTACAGTTAATACTCTAATATTACCTCCAGTTCCTACAAATATAGCGCAACCATCTTGAGCATACTCAGTAGACGCTGGGTTCGGTATGTTCACCGTGTCTGATGGAGTTACTGCGTTAGCTCTCCTAGCTTGTAATTTTTGATATGCCATATGTTATTATTTTAACAAAGTTAGTTATTTTTATTGATTATGATTTATACGTTCTAGTTATTTGATATTCTATATCATAAATAGTAATATTTCCTACAATTGGGCTAATTTTTATAGTTCCTCCGTTTGCTAAAAAAGTGGTACCAGTGAATCCATTAGTGTTAATTGAGAATGCATGTTCTACACCAGACCCTTTAGAAAATAATAACGTTTCTTTAAAAATAATGCCTTGTGCGCCTCCAATATCAATACCAAACTCAAATATACCATTGGCATTAGCACACTTTGCATTCATTCTTAAAGTGAAAATATAATAATCCCCTTCATTTTCAGGAGTTATTACCGTTCCATTATAAAAAGTAGTAACTCCTTGTGGTAAATAGGATTCTATTACCACACCTTTATTATTAGGTAAGGCTGTGAATCCTGCTCCAGCAGTAATAGCAAAAGTTGATTGTGCTGTATAAACTGTATCTTTATATTGCGCCCAACCTGTTCCAGAGTCTATACGTATAAATCCACTACCATCACCTGAATATCCTAGATTAGCGTCGCAGAATAACCTAAACGTTTCAGCAGTGAACGCAACTAAGTTCTCGTCTACTGCATCTGTTAAAGATATATTCAGTAATGGCTGTGCGTCATTATCAAGTGGTAAATACCCTATCTTAACAGACCCGTTGTTTAATGCCTGATTAAAAAAATACACTGACGATTTAGGAACATCTAGCAAACTAAGACTAAGCGAAGTGTTTTCAGCCCTAAGTGCATTTCCAGAGATATATATTTTTACAGCCATAATCACACAAATATACGTTAAATTTTTGTATTTTTGTTTAAATTCAATTAAATGCCTAGAAAAATAAACAAATTAAGTAAGACAGTACGCCAGTATAATGAAATAGATATAAGCGGAGACTGTATGAAGTATTGGAGGGCTATTAGGTACTGGGCTTTGGATAAGTACCAAATCACATCCCCAGACTTAGACATGCTCTTCTTCCTTTACTCTGAAGGATTATTTCACAAATCAAAGTTCCATGAGTTCGATACAATTTTTAATTGGGACAGGAAAAGATTCAAGAGACTTCTTGAAGATGGATGGATTGTTAAATGGAGAGATTCAGCACCAGGTCAGACCGCATTATATACCATGTCTTTTAAAGGTAAAAAAGCAATTAATACCATATACAAGGTAATGAATGGTGAGCCTATGGGTGAACAAACTCCAATGTTTAGAACAAAGAAGACTTATAGCAAGGGCGTGTATCGCAATTTTATTAAGAAACTTAATAAGGAGTTTAGAGAATCAAAGCAACGTCGCGGTACTGAATCACAGTAAACTGCTCAGAACCAATCATCATTGAGTGACCAGCAGCTCCGTCATACATAATCTCGTCACCGTCTGAAACGGTTGACGCTAATTCGCCTGATGTTATGACTTTGCCTTTTTTATATCTAATATCATTCTCGTCTGCTGAAGTAATGTCCATGCCACCTGCTACTTTACGAGTTTCATTAATCTTTTCAATTACGATATTTAATCCGATTGCTTTCATTTTATTTTTATTATTAAGATTGTAAGAGCAAATATAGCAATAATAATCCACATCCAACGAGGAAACCACGGTTCATTATACACAACTTTTTCTGTCTGAACTTCGAACGTCTTCCACTTGACTATCGTATCCGACTCGCACTCGCCATACAGGTACACGCTATCGTTATGGTAATAGTGACGCATCGTTAGTCTGTCCTTCACGATTGTGACTGTATCCTTTGATAGTTTGAATATCGTATCAGTACTAACGAATGGCGTTACTACGTGAACTGAATCAGTAACCATTATCGTATCGACCTGAACAATTGTCGGGTCTTTCTTAATAGCCCGTTTCAAATGCCAACGTGATGAACATGATGATAGTAATATCAATAAACAAATAAAATACTTCATACTTTCTCTTTACTGTTCTGTGACCATTTCATTCCCGCAGCTATTCCTAGCATACCCAAGTACCCCGTTTCATTGTCAGGATAAATATATGCAAATACTACTGCAACTACAATTATTGTGTAGAACCCTAGCCTCATTACCGAGTTCTTTCCTGAGTGGTCGTTGAAGAATGTCATACGTATATTGTTTTAGTGCAACGTTTTAAGTCAACTACACGAATAGAATTAGGCTTACAGTTCCTATCCATAGTGTCAATGTGAAGCCAACCATTAGTAATTGAAGGGTCTTCTATTCGCTTCAATCCAATATTATAAAACGCTTTAGCGTTTTCCTCTACCAATTTGAATAGTTCATGCTCGTCACCTTTAGGGTCAAAGGCTCTACCTATTCTATGAGCAGAACGACTTGCTCCAATTTTGCACCACTTCGGTCTAAACCCAGAGAACTGATAATTACCACGGTGCTTGTATTGGTCTGAAAAGTCTTGAACCGTTCCACCTGAATTATCTTCGAGCCATTCAATGTATGGATTCCACCAGTTATTAACCGTTAACGGTTCGCCTAGCAAGTCCCTTAGCAATTGCAAGCAGTTTACCGCATCCATGTCGAGTAGATTCAAGCCGTTATGTGGCTCGGTGAAGTAAGTCACTGGGTCTACTAATTCGTCCAAGCTAAAGTTCTTGGTGACTTTAATTCTTTCCATGTTACAAATATAACGAAAAAAAAGAGCGGTTATTTTACTAACCACTCCTTTTATCAATTTGAAGGAGGCTTCCGTTGATAATACCCAAGCTCCAAAAGACCCTACAATATACGAATAATTTACTCTCGTGCGAGGGTGATTATAGCATTCGTAGATAAAATTGTAGCAGCAACACTAACCGCATTTCGCAACGCATTGCTAGTCACCTTCAACGGGTCAAGAATTCCGTTCTGAACCATGTCAACATATTTATTCGACTTGGCATCATAACCTAAGTTTAATGTAGAACTATTCAAAATAACTTCAACAGCCGTGTCAATAAACTCCTCGTCCTTTCCTGCGTTCGTTAGAATCTGTCTGAACGGTGCTATTAGTGCAGAGTGCAGAATAGTCGCAGCTATTTCTCGTGACTGATTCGTAGTGTCATCGTTTAGGTTCTGAGAAATTTTCAATAGTGCCGTTCCCCCTCCTGGGATTACTCCCTCTTCCAATGCTGAACGAACTGCACAAACTGCATCCTCGATTCTGTCATACAATTCCTTCTGCTCTACGTCTGAATCTCCTCCTGCAAAAATAACAGCCATACTTCCATCCAAAATAGCGATACGTTCATTTAGGTGGTCGATGTCAGCCTTCTTCTTGGTAGTCTTAATCTGTTCCTTTAGCTGAGATATTCTTTCTGATACCCTATCATCACCTTCATTGTCGTTGGTGATAGTTGTACTATCTCTGTCAATCTTAATTCTCTTTGCGGTTCCTAAGTCCTCCATAGTAATCAAAGACAAGTCATCTCCAGTAGCCTCCGAGAAGTATTTACCTCCAAGTGCCACAGCCAAGTCCCCAAGCATTTCCTTTTGCTTATACCCAAACTGAGGCGGAACAATGCTACAGAATTTTAATCCGTTCTTAACAACATTAGCTGCCAACATGTTCTTCATCTGAGCAGAAACGTTTCCAATTATAAGCAACGCATCTTGACTTTTTACAATCGGTTCAAGTACAGATTGGATTTGGCTAAAGTTCTGAATCTGATGGTCTGTGATTAGTACATGCGTATTCTCTAAGATACACTCGTCCTTGGTCTGATTGTTCACATACGCAACAGTGTCATACCCACGCTTCATTTTAATGCCACTCGTTACTTCAACGTAAGTTTCGCTAGTGTCAGAGTTGTCCACAGACACTAACGCATTTTTACCTGCCTTGGAGTATGCACTTGCCACTAAATTTCCAATGAACCTGTCGTTGTTGGCTGAGATAGTAGCAACGTCCTTCATTCTACCCTTTGTCAACTTTTTGCTTTTCTTTTTCAAGTCAGCGATTACGTTGTCTGTAAGTTTATGAAGTTCACGTAGAATCTCAGTCTTGTCGTACTGAGGCTTAATCATCTCAAGACCATTCAATACCAATGCCTCTGCTAGTACTATTGAAGTGGTCGTTCCATCCCCAGCAGAAGATGCCGTGTTAGCAGCAGCGTCACGAATTACCTGAACCGCCAAGTTCTCTACTGGGTCTATTAGGTGTATTTCCTTTGCGACTGTTATTCCATCCTTTGTGATTCTAATTCCACGCAAATGGTTTGGAGATTCGATTAACACCGTCTGACCTGAAGCACCTAAAGTACTCTTCACAGCCTTAGCTATTATTTCAATTCCTTTTGCTAATTTTTCTCGACTCTGCTCGTCGAAGATTATTTCTCTTGGTATTTGACTCATACTATTTGATTTGTTTTTCTAACTTTTAAATACTTTGGAACCTTTGTGACTCCATCTCTTGCCGTTACGAAACCGTCGCGGTACTCACCCTTTCCTTGGAGGTAAGCCTTTAACTCTTTCTTGTTGTCACCCAAGTATTCTCTTCTCACCGAAGGAAATCTCTCAGGATGTCTTTTCTCTGTTCTTGTCATTTTTCTTGTTTCACCCATTCTATTTAATTTTAAATTAATACATTTTCTCAAAATGCTCAGACATATATTCTTTCAAATCATCGTAGCTCCAATCTGATTGTGTTTTAAATATACAACCACCGTCTTCTACTGTGTTGCCATTTTTATCATCGTAAGCTAATTCTATCAATAATTGCTCCTTATCATCTACAGTCCATCCCTCTATATATCTCACCTCTTTATACTTTTTTCCTAGTTTATATCGTTCTTCTAAAGAATTATCCACCTTAATATATTTCCAATATTTTTCACTCATTTTATTTTATTATAAGATTTCTCACCATACATGTGTACGTGATTGTGTTTAAATGCTTTCTCTACGTGTGATAGTTGCTCTTCGTTTAGGATTTTGTAAAAGACTTTATACCCACTCGTGAACCCACATGCCCTTACCATCGCTGGTTTTTTAAGGTGTTGTCTATAGCTCAACGGCTTTGTCTTGGTGCAGAACTCTAAGAACGGCATCTTGTCAAACCGCTCGTCCATTGTATGAACTGGTGGGAAGTGCTTTTCTAGGTCTGTCAATGATAGCTCTACGTCCACCCCTACCTTTTTCGAGCCTGTGTGAGTCTTGAATATTTCTCTGCACTTTGTCTGAGGATAGTCGGTAAGGACTGCTAGTTCTTTGTAATTTAATTTCATTATACTTTTCTAAGTCTCTAGTTCTAACTCTTGTGTGGATTAGGTATCCGAAACAAATTGTCTGAGATACTGCTAATGCCAGTAACATAGCGTGTTCCATACTTTAGTTTTTAAAAATAGCCGTCTGGTGGACTAACCTCCTGTGGTGAAAATTACGCCAAAGATTTACACGTTAACTGCTGAAAACGTATGTCTTGACACCCATTGCATTCCTCGGAATTGGAATTCATTATGATTCAGCAGTCTTTAATACTTCTCTTGCGTAGTTCGCGCCAACTAGTTTGTTGCCGACTACAATTCCTTCACTGTTTTTAATTTCGCATATGTGCGCTCCATTTACAAACGTGGTCGCAATGCCATTCTTGCCGACTGTCATTATTACACTGCCGAGTCCAGCCACTTCCATTGCGGATGTGTACTCGTCGTGTGACGTTGAGATTCTTTTGTATCTATTTTCTTCCATTTACAACGATATCGTCAATTTTACAAATGTATTCGCAGATAATAACGTCGGGATTACCCTCCCACGAGATATTAACTGCCGACTTTTTATCCATTGCGGATACAAAAACAGTCGTCGGATTGCCGTTTTCTTTAGGGTGATACTCTATTTTATATAAGTTGTTCATTGTTTTCGTTACAAATATAGTGATTTTATACTAGAATAATTGGAATTTCGTGTTCTTTTTCAAAAACTTCGTGAATTGCCATGGCAGATTCATAATCCTCGTCGTACATATAGTCGATATAGCACTGTAGCCAGTACTCGTATGTCTCAATCTCTTTCTCAAGGGATGCTGAACAATTCTTTCTTACAGTCTCATACCGTTTCTTGTTCCACATTAAAATCTTTTTAAGTAATTGTAAGCATTATTTATAATTATGGGGTTATCCTTTAATAATCCTATTCCTCTATTACATGAATCGCATAATAATCCTCTTATTTTCCCTGTGTCATGACAATGGTCAACGCAGAAATTTTTTTTATGCTTTTTATTTACAGAATCAATATGTATGAAACATATTGCACAACAACTATTCTGCTCTTTTAATAATTTATCATAGTCACTTATAGTTATGTTATAATTTTTATTTAAGTCATATTCTCTCATCCTAGTAGATGAGTAGTTTTTTCTAGCTTTCTTATTATGGCAATCTTTACAATATGGTTGGTATCCTGATTTTCTATTCTTTCTTTTTACAAAAGAATTAATTTCTTTTTCTATTTCACAAATGCTACATTTTTTCATGTTACAAATATACAATATATTATGTAGTTGGCATCAGAAAATATGTACCAATTTTGCCACCTGACCATGTTCTTTGTGATGAATGAAGCCCTGTACCGCTTTAGGTGAGTGTTGATATCCTGAACGATGATGCCAGCCGTCAGTACCGCTTGGGCTTCTTAGAGTTTCAATACAAACACTGAACACATCCTTGCTTGTTGTATGGTGAACGTGGTGACCATAAATATATCTATGCTTGCATTCGTGCCAAAACTCACTAGCCTCTTCAGCCATTAGACCATGTAACTTATCAATCTTAGCTCCGTCCATGTGAGTGGTTCCGATTATGTTCTTCCCGTACTTAGTGTACTTCCTATGGCTCATGTCATTATTAAATGTTACTTGGCTACAGTTATGGAACCAGCTACTGACACTATCAAGCAACATGAACCCATGAGTAAAGTCATGGTTACTTGGATTGTACACCACTTCTACGTCTGCTATTGTTAAAAGTGTTTCTATAATTTCAACAAGCAACTTCTTACCCATCATAAAATTATCATACCACATCTGGTCTGTGTCTTGAGATGTACCACTTGTTGTCGTGCTTCTCGCATTATCAACATGGAGAATGTCGTTACCAGCAATGAATATTACCTTATCAATCTCATAACCATTCGACTTTTGGATTATACCTTTCAGTCCTTCTCTTACTCTTTTGATTGCTATCTGACTGTTATACGTTTCGCCAGTCTCGAAGCTACTGCATATTTTTCCTATGTGAATATCGGCAGCATCAAATACCAAGCAATGACCTTCGCTTGACTTTTCTCTATGTATCTTAGGATACTTAAACGAATACTTTTTTACGTCTTTTATGAATAGGTCATGGAGTATTCTTATATCGTCTTCACTTTCTTGCTTCTTAGGTGCGTACTGAACCCATTGCTGACCTGTAGTTTTTGATGTAGATATTTTTATTAATTCGAAGTTGTCAGGAACATCTATCGGCTTTGCTTGCAACTTCTCGATAGTGCTTGTGATACTCCCGTCCTTATTTTTCTTTACCTGAGTCTCTACAAACTTTCTTTTGTTCGGTAATGGTGGATAGTTAAACTTTTCCATCAAGTATTCATACTGCTCTGTAGTTAACTGATACTTCGGGTTCCCATCAAGTTCTGTTCTCTTAACTTCTAATCCTAATGCAGTTGCGACTTCTTTAGGTAATCGTTTTCTTATTTTCATTTCATAAAGTTAGTGAATATTTCACACACCGAAACTAGTGCCAAGGTTTACCTCAGTATGCTCGTGCGTCATCTCCCCGTCCTCGTCAAATATCGGGTCTAGGTAGAACAGTATCTCGAACTGACCATTCTCCTGCTTTTCTATCTCCATCTCGGCATGATGCCTTTTCAATAGCCGTTTCAAATCCGATTCGAATTTCTTACTTCTTTCTTTTGAGTTCATTAGCTTTCTTGTCATACCATTGTGCTTTTTCTAAATCTCGTTCTACTGACTGTTCTGGCTTTAGACCAAGTCTCATCCTGTACTTAAACGAGCACATTTCACAGTGCGCGATGAATTTTTCCTTTCCCCATATGTCCAACATCATTTCCCATACCTCTTTGGTACTGCTCTTGTAGTGGTCAGGGTTTATGAAGTCGTATGCCTTCTTCTCGTACTTGATGCAGAACTCGTTTAGTTCTTGGATTGTTTTGATTGGATAAAGACTAGAATCCTTCTCATGATAAGCCCCCCAAAAAACTTCTGTCAGCCAAGATTTTTGTACTGTTATATTATTTCTTTTAAATCGTAACCCGTCGAAATCAAACCCGTCTATCTTTAATTGTGCTTCTGTTATTTTCATTTTCCTTTATCGAATATTGATAGCATTGTGAACACCACAAGTGCTATGATTAGTAGTAGCATTATCATGCGAATAGTTTTAAAAAGTTCTTAGTTCGTACATTCAAGAGTATCTTTACATCCCCGTCCTCAATCAGTGTACCTTTTTCGTTTTGGGTTATTTTAATCATACTACAAATATAAAACAAATACTTCGACTATTGCCTGTTAAATTTCGGAAAAGGTGTTAGGAATTTAACATTCCGCCCATCCAGTCTCTTCTGTTTGCCTGAGATGATTACGGTAGGTATGACGTGTCAGTT